GGCCCAAACGCTGCCCCCGGTTCTGTAGGCTCATCTCCCAGCATCGTCACGACGCCGTGGCGATACGCCCAACCAACTCCGAGCTCTCCAGTCGCTGGAACTGCAATTGCGAATTGCGAGTTGAATAGGAACTCGCCATCTGTCGACGTTGGCTTTTCAACCTTGATGCAAGTTTGCCCGCCAATCTCTTCAACGCCCGTGATTCGCATACAGGCGAACGCTGGGATGATTTCTCCGCTGTCGTTCTTCACCTTTACGCGATGCGGTGAAACGTCCTCGACCGGCCTGCGGTCCGGAAAGTTGTAGCGGATCTTCGGCGCGAGCTGCTGACGTGTCAGGTAGTCCTGCCACATCGCGTGCATCTGCTCCGGAGAGACTACGCCGATTCGTTCCATTACGATGCAATCTTAATCAGTGTGACCTGCACGTTCGTTGATGCCGTGTCTGACTTGAGATACGTTGTTGCCAGTGCACTGACTCGCGGAAGGTGTGCCCGTTCGCCTGGGGGAATAGTGAACCACGGAACGAATGACCCGCCTGAATCACCTCCGACAGAAACAATTGCCGTCGCGTGCAAATTCTCGATGTGAGCCATTGCGGAGTCTGTCACGTCTCCGGCCGCAACCGCTTCGTGAGTTGTTCCGACAACTTGCGTGTTCTCAGTCTTCAGATTTGAAGTCGTCGCGGTCTCAATCAGCTTTTGCGGTGGATTGTTGACGACGACTGAATCACGCCAGAATTGAAGCGTCGATGTGAATTTGACAGCGTTTGCCATTAGAGTAGCCCCAAGCCGGAGTATGCTGCTTCGCCAAAAACCTTCGTATATTTGAACAGTGCTGCTGACGGATCTGTTTCCTGCGTTCCATCAGTCTTTAGCAAAACGGGCCTTGATGTTTCCTGCCCAAGTGGATCACGAGCCCGCTGGATGACTCCACCGACTTTTACATACATGCCCTCATGTCGCCAGCGTTTGTACCATGCTTTGTCAGCCGTGGCACCGGCAAACGGTCGACGGAACTGGATGCGTGCGGTGACGTCCCATTGCTCTAGCGGAGCCCCGTACTTGAATTTGTTCTTAGCCTGAAACCCGACAAGTCTTGCGGTTCCTGGTGGCCATCCCAGAAACGTGTCTGAGTTTGTCGCGTGTCGGTATGCGGAAATGGCGTACGTGTTCAATGACATAAATCGCCTACGAATTACGCAAACCTGATCTGCGATATCAACAGTGAGCCCTTCGACCTGCTCTTTGTTTGCCGTGACGATCGCCGCCCCGTCGTAATCTCTATCAATCGGCTCCGATGTGCTGGTGTCGCTCCAGTCAACTTCCACGTCTCCAGCGTCCGGAGCTGTTCCGACATAGCCGACAGTGACAAGCCATAGAATCGGGCTGACACGTTCAGGGCTGACGCTTTCGACGTATGCCCCGAGTTCTGTAGGATGTGCCGTTCCGTGTCGTGGAACTTGCAGCCCCGTGATTGGGTCTGTCCCGTTTCGGATTGTCTTGATATCCGTGTCGATCGTGCAAACAACGCAGTATGATTCTGTGATGGTCCAATTGTTTGCGAATGTGTCGAACTTTTCAGAGGTGTAGTTGCCTCCCGCCCGGCTCCACATTTGCGTGACTGCTGAAACGCTCCCGCTCATGCTATCGCCTCCATTTGCACTGTATTGGAGGTGTTTTCTTGGATCTTATCCCACGTTCTCATCTGCTGATCGTCGATCTGAACAAGTATCTTGCGTTCTGGCCGCTGTTCGCGTTGTTCACGTCTCTTCATCAGGTTAATAATTTCGTCCAGTTTGTTTGGCAATGACGAACCCGGACCGCGCGTCAACAGTCGCCCCTCCGTAACCTGCACGCCCTGAGTCATAATCGCCGCACGGCCTTTCAGGCTGATGTCAGACGTTGCCGCCTTGACCTCATCGCCCAGCGTCGAACCAACACCGATCATTCGCTCACTCATCTTGTCGGAAAACTCTTGCCCGAGTCGTCCGCCAACTGCGCCGATCTTGTCGGCAAGATCTTTTTCACGTTGCGTAATTTGTCGGGCTGCAATTTCTGGCAGTGACGTCAGCGACGATTTGAAGCCATCAAGCAGGCTGATGCTGGCGGCTTCTCCCAGCCCGGACATCAGCCCTTCAATTCCGCCTTCACCACCCGAGGCAATGAACGCAAAGATCTGGTAAACCATTTCGCCGATGATGCGGCCAGCGTTTGTGATGACCGCGATAACGCCGTTAAATGCGTCCTTGATCAGGTTAATAAAGTTCTCGCCAAACCACATAGCATACGCCGGGATGACCTTCGTCAGCGTGTGCATCACCGATTCACTGATCTTGATCATCGCCAACTCAGCCGATGCTTTGACGATCTCCCAAACGCTGCCGAGATTTGTCATAATGACTTCGAAGAACGTGAACGCTCCGATCATCACATTGATTGCCGCGACAACTTTGCCCTGCACCCACTCCATGATCGGGCCGATGTTCTCCAGAACACTCGTGGCGTACTGGACGATCGGGACAAGTAGCGAATCTAACGCGGTCGCCAGTTGCTGGAGCCCGGCATTGATTAGCACGCGAATCGGTGCAATGATCTTTCCGAACGATTCCATGAGTGAGCCCATCGCGGAGTCAGCACGACGGCCAGAACCCGCAACGGTTCCCATATCCTGCGATTGCTGCTGCAGTCCCTGATTGGCAATCGCCATCACTGCCGCCAGTTTCTCCTGATTCGACCGCATGAACATGATCTGCGGATTGATTCCGTGGAACGCTTCGAAGTTGCCTTCCAAGGCGGCTTTCATATCGCCAAGAGATTGCTCGGCAGTCTTCCCAGTGGCTTCAGCAAGCCCCAAAGCGGCCTTGGCAGCGTCGTCAGCTTTGTCGGTGGCAAATCCCATCGACTGAGCGGTCTGCATCAGCGCCAGTGTAGCTTGATCCGAAACGCCGGTTAGCTTCTCAAGGTCCTTGGCGGTCTGCTGCATTGCTGCCGATGCCGCCTGTTGACCTCGAACAGCCAGAGCGGAATTCAGTCGCTTCACCGCTGCCGTCTGTGCGTCATAGGCTGCGTTGATCTTGTCAAGCCCGCCCATGGCAGCCAGTGCGGTTTTAACCAGCCCCCATGCCGCCGCCAGCGTTGTCCCGACTGCTGCGAGCCTCTTTGTCGATGCCGCAACGCTTTCGGTCTTCTGCTCGAGACGCTGCAAAGACTTCTCCACGGAAGTCATGGCAGGGGCTGCCTTGTCCTTTCCGCCGATCACAAAGTCAATGCCGTTCGTTGACATCAGTCCCGCCGTTTCATTTGTTCTTCAGTGATTCGATGTTCTTCGCTTCTCAGCAGTTGCCTGAGTTCAAACCACCATGCTGACTGATCGAGCAAGCCACCCGCCACCGGCAGATGATTCTCAGACGCTGACACAATCGAAATATCCGAAATCAATTCTTGCCCGATGTACTTTGACGGGCACTCTTTGACCACAAACCAGCCGTCTTCACAGTGTTCGCATCCTTCACCGCCGCACGCCGGACATTCCATCTCTGCCGGAAATTGTTCGGAAACAATGTCACGACATTTCCCGACGCATGATTTGCAGAGTTCACCGCACCGAACCAGTGCGGCTACTCTGACTTTTTTTTATCGTCAACCGTTGGCACCGTGGCCGAAATCAGGAATGTAAACACCTCCATTAATTCGTCCAGGCTCAACACGTCGCCTAGCGTTTCACGGCTGAATTGGATTTCGATGTTTTCCCATCCAGTAATGCACGAGAACGCCGCGTCGATGATGGCATCAAACTTGGCTCCAAGATCTCCGCCTTCCAGTGATCCCATGAGCCCGATTAGCTTTCGCTGTTGGTTCAATGTTGGAGCTTTGGCGAATATCTTCGGCTGTGGCGTCTTGTCGACGTCACACGCCAGAACCATCGTCAATTGTGACTTCGGATCCAAACTTCGAGGCATAACCGCTTTCAATCAAATGCAATGGTGAGTTCTGTATCGACGCTGCTTCCAGCTGTTGCCAGCCAAGTGAGATCGTCGGTGAGCATGTCGTTTCGATTGCCCTGCTGCTTGTTCTCCAGTTGGGCTTTGCTTGCCGTAAACGTGATAGCCGAACCTGACGCACCGACGCGAGCAACAAGCGAATACGGCAGACTGCTGAGCCAATGGGCGTCTCGGTCCTGCGTTGCCACCAGAACCGATTCTGGATCCGCTGTGATGACTGGTGCACGATTCGTGACCAATGCCGACACATAGCCAGAGCGGTCGGACGCATTCACGCATTCACGCATGATGACCGAGTTGCCGAGGTCAATTTCGACGTTCGACGTGCAGAGTGCCACAGAGTCCCACGTCAACGCACCGGCTGCAAATCGCAACGGCAGGACAGTCGGATAAGTCGGAGTGATTAGGGCCGTGTCGGTTTCGTTGCTGGAGTATTTGCCAGTGAATGTGAATTCCACATAGGCTGTTTTCCCGGTCGGAAGAACAAACTTTGCCGTTCCCATCGCACCTGACAACAGAACACGCTTACCGTCCTTGTAGTGGCCGATCGTGATTGTTTTGACGTTGCTGCCTGGGGCTTCTGTTTTTGGCGAGAATGTTCCTGTCGCATCGACCCAGCCGCACGCCGGAAGCAAGACTGACGCCCACGTCGGAATGTCCGTTCCGTTGTAACTCAGTCCCATCTTGACGGTACAGGTTCCGGTCATTCCTTCCGGCATTGATTCAAGATAGTTGAACCCGCCCTGACCCTCGCGCCGAGTCATGGCGATATTTGGCTGGATGTTGAAATCCTCAGCATTGAATACACCTTCCGCGCCCGTCAATGATTCTGCTGTTCCAATCGTTCCTTCGACCTTCGCAGCGAAGACTGATTTCCGTCGTAGCAATGGCATCGTGTGTTCCTATGTTTTGACAAGGCCATTGGCCCGAAGAATGTTCAAATTGATCCTGCGTTCCATTTGCTTCGACAGTTCAGCGTTTATCTCTTTGACCTGCGGGCCTTCCAGGTCGTTCTTGGCATAGGCCCCAAACGCTGAAACACCCTTGAGCATGACGATTGGCAACCGTTCTTTTCCAACTCGCTTGAAGGCATTGCCCTTCCAGCTCATTTTCTGCACGCCCGGTTTTGGTCCCTGAAACGCTCCGTTGACTCTCGACCGTCCGCCGGTTTTACTGATCTTGTACGAGACGCCTCGTTTGTCCTGTCGTGCTCCGAAGTGCCTGAGCCCAAGCCGTTTCGTTTTCTTCAGTGACACCACTGCAACCAGATTTGTTTCCGTGGCCGTCGCTCGCAAACTCAGTGGCCGTTCTGCCTCGTCCTTTTTCAAGTTGACCGTCTTGCGAATGTCTCGCCCAACCTGCAGTTTTGTTTTCTTGCTGGTTGCATTGATGGCTCCAGCCAGTTCTTTCTTGATGCTCTTTTTCGACTTACCGACCGCCTCCCGCAGTCGCTTTAATTGCTTCGCGTTGATCTCGATTTCGATCATGCCCGCACCGTGTATTGATCGCCTTCCGTGACTCGATACGTGACCGTCAAAGGAATCGCCATGCCGTCGTATCCACCATCCGAGACAACAGTTTGCTGTGCTCCAAGATCTGCATTGATTGCCAGATCCCCGAACGTGTGCCATGTTGCTGGATCGTTGACGATGGCCTTGTGTATCTCGGCCTCCATCACGTCTTCGTACACCTCGACCGCTGTTGCGTCTTTTTCGCTCGGAGCAATGTGAACACGAATCAAAAACGTCTGCTGCATTCCGACCGCTGGCGGATTTCCGGGACAGTCGATATCTGGAACTCTGGCCACTTCGCCACGAGTCAAAACAATCAATCCGTGTTGCGGTGTGTACGTCGCAATCTTCGTTGGCCTGACGACATTGACGAACGAATATGCCCCCGCACTGCCCGACACTAACACCTGAAGCCGTGCAAAGATCTCATCTGAGATCCGCGAGACAACAGGCGTTTGAAGTGTCAGCGACATATGAGCACCAGCATTCCTTCGTCATGTTCCGACAGCAACTGCACGGAACGTTTTGTTGCTGTTTCACCGATCCTGACGGGGAACTTGATCTGATCACCGCCAACGTTTAGCTCTTCGCTGCTGATGCCTGTCGTGGCACTGTTAGCAACTCTGACTTCAAACTCTGGAATGATCTGTTCGTCTGGATTGAAGACAGCAACCTGATTGCGAATCACCACCGCCCAAATCGAGCGAGGCGTTGCGGGCGTACCGAACCGATGCGGGTAGTATGTTACCTGCTCCCGGAAGTGACCTTCCTGAAGAAAGACACCAGCCGCATCGGTTACGATCCGTTCCGCTAAGCTCATCGTGTTCGCTTCGCATTGATCTTGACGTAGTCGACAGTCACCGCGTCGGTGTTGGCTGAAGACGTCTTCTGGATCTGAATGAACGGCTGCAGCCCGGAGGTGTAACCGGCCATCGTGAACGTGGTTGATGCAGCAACTCGCACACCATCAATGTAAAACTTGATGTTGGATTTGTTGCTGAAGTCAATCACGAACCGCTTAAATGTCGTGCTCAGTGCTGTGGCTGATGATACCGGAGCCGTATCCGTCACGTTGTCGTCTGTTTCCACAGTGACGTCAGTCGTGCTGGTTGCTCCTGTCATCTTGAACAACGCCAGTGCCGTCATTGCTGTCGGGTCGTCATTTCGAGCCGATGCCATGCCCCAACTGATTGTGGTTCCGCTCGTGCAGCCAGAAACCTTAACTCGCATTTCGACGTTCAGCAGATCGTCGATATCGAAGCTCAGGGCATCGCCGTGTGCCAGGCAGACGTTTTCAACTTCGGATGTTGAGGCCAGTGTCAGCACCGCGTTTGATGCGTTGCGAACATAGGTCGGAGAACCTGCGGAAGATGTGTCAACAGCGAGCCACGGTGTGGCCGGGTCGGCCGATGTTGGAAACGTTGCTGACGTTCCAAAGAAGTCGTCGACGTATTCCTGAAAGTCCTGAATTCCTGCCATGTCAATTACCTTTCGAAACGGGTCATCGCATTCCGCTACCGTGGGAGATGCTCAAAAGACTCCCGGCCAACTGACCGGGAGTCGGTTCATCCAATCAGAGCATTACGCCCCGTTATGCTTGTACAGGCCGCGATAGTCGATGGCAGCAACGCCAAACGTCTGACGGACCTTGTACTTGTAAACGTCCTTGTCGAAGTCCCATTCATTTTCGAGGACTGGGGACTGTTCACCTTCGAGGAAGGTGATTTCGACCGTGTCAACCTGGCTGTTGTTGGCTGCCAAGTACCAGGCTGTGGAGCTGTTCGCATCCAACAGCGGCTCGACAATCACCTTCAGCGGTCGATCGCCGTTCGGCCCGTAGATGTTCTTGGTGTTGCTGTTGCCAGCCGCAGAACCACCCACGGACGGATCTGCAATAGATCCCAGCAACTGCAGTGCGGTCGCACTGATAGCCGCTGGCACAATCAGGAAGGCTGGCTGGATGTTCAGAATCACGTCTGAACGCAGACCCTTCTTGGTCATCATGCTGATGTAGGCTGTGTTCAGAGTTGTAACACTCGGAGCACCTGCACCGCTCGCATAGTTCGCGTGACCACCAGCGGTCGTCTGTGCTGTCGCGTTAAACAGCGTGCCAGTGTCGGCCATTGCTGCGTTCGCAGTCAGAACCCCGTAGACAGCCTGATTCTGCAATCTTCGGCACGCTGCACCCTGCATTGCAGGAATGCGGCTGATGGCGTCAAGGTCGTCATTGACAACGGTTTCCCATGTCACGGTGAACATGTTGCCGTATTTGTTGACCTTGTAGACTTCCTTAGCATCGCTCATCGCGGCTTCTGGATACTCCTTGCCCTCTGGCACCATTTCGGGTGTACCCATTTCACTGAAGCGAATGCGGTTCAGGTTCTTGAAGTCCGCAGTCGTGCCAGCATCGCGAGCCCACATTGCCCAAGTATACGGGGCTTCCTCGTATCCGGCCAGAAGGGTCTTGTTGGCAGCGTCAAGCAACAGGTTGCTGAAACTTCCGGTTGTGTGGTACGCATCACGCTGAATTCGAAATCGGTTAGCTGTTCCGGGATGTCCCATTGCAACCAGAGCGATATCCTTTGCGGCCATGCGGCGAACGTCGCAGCCGAGACGCTCCGCATAGAATTCCGCCATTCGGCTGAGCTTCATGTTGCGGAAGTCTTCATGTCCAGCGGCTGGACGCTCAATTGTCTGCCGTGAACCAGCAGCTCGCAGCGTTCGCATGATCAGGCCATCACGGGCCGCCGCGAACAGTTTATCGTCTGCGGATTCAGTCACAGTGACACGCTCGGTCGTTTGACCAACTGGTTTGCTTGCCATTCTTTCGAGAACCTTTGCACGGGCCGTGTTGAGGTCGACGCCGTCGTCACAGAGCGAGTCTGCAAAAGATCGCTCGATCTTGTGAGCAGTGCACAGGCTCTGGATTTCCTTGCGTCGTTTCGCATCAGCTCGCAACGCGCGGGCGATGGCTTCACCGACATCCTTCTTCTTGTCTTCTTCTGTTGGGTCGCCGTCCATATTCTCGACTTTCTTTTCTTCGTCGGGCTTAGGATCGCCCTCCATGTTTTCCACTGGTTCAGCTGGTTCAGCCACGGCGGCTGCACCTGTTCCAAGTTTGCCAACAACCCACGCCAAAATCTGGTTTGGGTCGGTCATGCCTTCGGGAAGTCCCATTCCTGCCAGTTGAGTCAACAGTGCCTCGTCCATCGTTCTCTTAACCTTTCTTTCGAGGTCTGTGTATGACCTGCGGACAGTAGAAAGCTCGTCCGCGCCTGTGGCACAGATCGAAGCGTTGTGTGGCTGCCATCGCGTGTGGATGATGGCTGGACCTTCAATCGTTTGGCCGCGTCGTGTCGTGTACGACTGACCGTGTGGAACAAACAGCGATTCCATTGGCAGGGCAGTGATTGAAAAATCAGTGATGTGCCCTTCGTTCATTCGCTGGCAAATCAATTGTGCGTCTGGATCACTGGCGAAACTCGGAGAACCGTGAAGCTCCCCGTCGATGACCTGAAGCCCGCGAATGCTGCCGAAAATGTTTCTGACTGTGCTGTCGTCGTGGCTGTCAACAATTGGGATCTGTGATTGATTAGCTCGAAGGACAACGCCTTCCATCAGCAACACTTCATTGATGACGTAGCCGCGATCTTCGTCGTATCGTCGCACTGGCGTTTCAGTGGCAATGACGACATCCGAAACGCCAGAGGCATAGCCGACCGACCGCAGAACCATTTGGCCCGCTGGCTTCTTAACTGGTGGCAATTTGCCTCGCTTACGTGGCATTCTCTGTCTCCGGCTCTTCACTCAAATCGGTATCAACCGTTCCGTCCTGAGCGTCCTGAATCAGCATCGTTGCCGTTGCTTCAGTCAGTCCCAGCGTCTGCAACATCACGCGAGTCTTTGTCTCGCTTGCAGTCTTGTTGATGAACTCTTGCAGGACGTCTTCGATAGCCTTCCGATTTCTACCCCACTGAAGCCGCGAAGTGTTTGCCATTTCGCCAGTTGGTTGATTCGCTGTGGTATCCCCGTTTGGGTTTGCAGACGTCGCGGCCATCTGTTGGGCTTCGGCCTGAGACGCTTCAACGTTGGCCATGTCTGCAGTGACGAGCCCGAGTTGACGTTTCAGCTTTTCTTCTTTTGCTCGCTGGTAGAACACGTTCCGCCAGTTCTTGCCGCGTTGACCGAGTTCGTCCTGGTACGTGCTCTGAAATGACGTCAATGCCGCGTCAGATGCCGATTGCTCGCTTTGTGGGTCTACCCATTCCCATGCGGGAGTCTGCCATTCGACCGCAGTCGCGGCACGACGGTCGGCAAGTATTTCGGACATCGACGGAAAGCCGTCGACGCCTGCCGTGGCGGCCTGATCACAGAATCGATCCCAGATCGGCTGGCACATGTGCTGTACGTCATAGCGTTGCCACCTGCGGAAACGACGACGGTCTTCAAGCATACTTGTGCGGCTGCTGCTGTAGCTAGTGCCGCTGTAGTTCCGACTGACGACTTCGTATGACAGCCCCGTACCAACTGAGATGCCTCGCAGCATCAGATTGATCCACGGTTCCGATGCTGAGTTAGGACGCCCCGGATTGATCGATTCA